CCAACATCACAGGCTCCGATGAGGACACTTTGCTTGAAATCTTGATCGATGATTTGTGGGCAAAGATGGAAACCCATCTTGATCGTGATATTCTTTCAACAAGCAAGGATGAGATACTGTCCATCGGTGAAGATGGCATCGGTATCTTGGCAGACCCAGATGTGACGGGAATTGATTTTGTTGGGGCGAGTTTTGAGAACGCACTCACAATTGAATACACAGGCAGCAATCTTTCGCCAACGGTTGAGGTGACGGATGTTTCCGTCATCTTGCGGGAAGTCGCAAGCGATGGAACAACGACAACAACAACAAAAACTTTTGCGGCGAGTGCATCGGTCACAGCACTTGCAACAGCAATAGATGGGACAACTGGGTGGACAGGAACATTGGTCAACAACGGCGATTCAACCATGCTTGAGCGGCGTGGTGTTCGTGCCTTGGCAAGTGGGGGTCAACTCACGCTTGATCGGTGGGCAGAATATGATGGCTATTATGAAACCAATTTCAAGGTTGGGTACATTGACTTTTACGGCAGCAATGGTTCGGACATCAGCACGATGCGTGGGTATCCTTATCACGATGTACGAGTGAAATATACGGCGGGCTTTTCTACCATACCACCCGATGTGGAGTACGAAATTATCTTTGCAGCGAAAGCGGCATGGAATCTTAAAGACAAAGACTTGGCAGTGAAGTCAGAAAAGTTGGGCGATTATTCCTATGCACTTTCTGCACAGGTAACATTCAGCCCATCGAGTAGGCTTTCAAGATACTTGAGGGTTTCGTTGTGAGTGTAGCATCACTTTCAAATACAACGGCAATCGTCCAACGCAAGACGCTGACCCGTGATGCGTTTGGTGCCACGCTTGAATCGTGGGCAACGAGCAGCACAATCAGCATTATGTTGCAACCATTGTCAGGTGCCAAGCGGGATGAGTACCAACGCGAGGAATGGAATGTTTCGCATCACGGATACGCATCAGGCGCGCCCGACATCGTGCTTGGTGATCGGCTTTCCATAAGCAGCGAAACATATTTGATTCGTGCGGTATTGGATGTTGACACGGCGGGCTACTATTTGAAATTGGTATTGGAGCAAGAAGTCTGATGCCACTACCACTTGCAGCATTGACAAGAGCAGCAGCGGGATCGGGCGGCGGTTCGTCAGCGGTAAGCGGGAAGGTTGGTCATGTCGAAGATATGACACCAACTTACCTTGCAGATGCAAAAGGAACTTTGGAGGAAGCGATAAAAATAGCGGGTTGGGTTGTGGCGACTGAAGCGGCAGACTTGGCGAACCGCAAGGGCAACTACATGACAACCCGAAACAGATCAACAGGCAGGTTCCAAAAGTCAGCAAAGGCAAGATCAAAAGCGGGTGAACCACCGTTCAATCAAACTGGCACACTTGTTGACAGAATCGAAAGTGAAACAGCAAGAACACTTTTTGGTGAGTTTATTGCGAGAGTTGGAGCAGTAGGAGATGCAGCCGAATATGGTGGGTATCTGGAACTTGGCACACAAAACATGCAGCCTCGCCCATACTTGCGACCCGCGTTTGACAACAAGAAAGATGAAGTGCTGAAATTAATTGAGGCAGGACAGAAGGCGGCAGCAAGTGGCAAGGGTTCTTTCCGCGATCCAACATCAGGGAGGTTCATGAGTGGCGGCGGTTGATCTTGCAAATGTTGTGATTGGATTGTACGACTTCTTGACAGCCGACAACGCTTTCAACACATCCATTGGTGGCGATGGTTCGACCAAGGGACGATTGCGGTTTTCACAAGCAGACAAGAACGAAACCTATCCCTATGTGGTGTTTCATGTCATCAGCATTGTTGGTGATGATGTTATGACAACCGATGGATATTTTATTCGATACCAGTTTGATATTTGGGAAAGTGAAGAAGCAGGTGCAAGAGCCTGTATGGATATAAGCGATGCGCTGCGTGGCGTATTATCAAGAGCAACTTACACGATAAGTGGGCATTCTCAAACGCAGATGAGGATGGATAACGAAGCCCCTCCATTACTGGAGGGTACATCATGGCGGCATACCTGCGATTATATCGCCACAGGATTGAAGGACTAGAACAATGGCAGTAGTAAATGGATTGGGTGGTAATGTTACCTTTGCGGGAACGGGGATTGATAGCAATGTCAAAGAGTGGTCGATCAGTTTTGCAGGTGCAGAACTTGATGTGACCGCGATGAACGCAACTGGTGGATGGGATGAGTATATTGGCGGCAGGCGATCATGGTCAGGAAGTTGGACTTCGCTCTGGGATTCAACAGCAGTAGCGTTTACTCCTAGCGATGGCACCGCGCCTGCAACAGCGGGTATTGCAGATGTGGCAGCAGATGGCTTGTTTAGATTTGCCAGCGATTCCACTGATGGTGAAATCCAAGGCAATATAATCGTGACGGGTGTGGATACAACTGTGAACATTGATGGAGCCAACGAAGTTTCATATACATTCCGTGGTACAGGTTCACCTACATTCCAAGTTTCGGCTCCGTAATAATTTAGAAAGAGGTGCAGAATGACAACGATTGAAAAAGCAATCAAGAGTCCTATTCATGTAACGCTTCGCGGTTCACAATATGAGTTCGCCCAACTTGGTCTATCCGATTGGGCGGGCTTTTGTGAACACTTGAAAAATGAACGAAGAAAAGAGATCAACAAATCAGAATTGCCAAACAGTGAAAAGCGAATCCTTTATTCCGAATGGATAAAAACACCGCTTGACATTGATGCAATGCTCAACGAAGCAATGACTTTCACGGGATTGTCTTGGCTTTTATGGCGTTCAGTATCTGGCAAACATAAAGAGATCACGCAAAGCAGTGTGATGGATTTGTTTGATGGAATAACCGATGCAACCGAAATCCTTGGGCAGATTACTGGAATGCCCGAAGAAGAAACAGAGGATGAAGATGATTTGGGAAACGAACCAACGAACCCGTGAATTGGGTTCGGTCAATCTTGACACTTGCCGCACTATCTTCAACTTCACTTGAGGTGGTGTGGGAAATGTCGCTTGCTCAATTTGTTGCATACTACAAAGAACTGCCAGAGGTTTTGAAACTGACAAATCCTTGGGGGGGTGGTGGCGAATCCGCACCTCTCGCTGCTCCCTCTCAAGGTGTTTCAAGTCCGCAAGAAATTGGATCGGTGTTTGCAAGCATGGGTATTGCACCAAAGAAGGTAGGGAAATAGATGGCATCAGGTAGAAAAGTAGCAGAAGTTTTTGTTGAAGTTCGGGCGAATCTCAGCAAACTGAAGTCGGGCATGAAAAGTGCCATGAGCATTGCAAGTGGCGGTGCTTCTGTTATTGGCAAGGTGCTTGGTGGTCTTGCGAGTCTCATCAAGAATGTATTGACTGCTGCCTTCAAGGTTGTGGGCGCGGTTATCAAAACAATTTTCAAATTGGTCACCACACTTTTCTCGTCAATCATAAAGTGGGCGAAGCGTGGTGTTCTTGCGTTGTCGGCTTTTGTTGCATTGTCGGTTGTTGTCGGTGCAAAGTTCGGGCAATCAATGTCCCGCGTGAAAGCGTTGACAGGTGCAACCACCCAAGAGTTCCAAGCATTGCGTGAAGAAGCAAAGCGATTGGGCAAGGCAACCGAGTTCAGTGCAAACCAAGCGGCTGATGCCATGTCCATCTTTGCAATGGCGGGATTCAAAACCAAAGATGTCATCACGGCGATGGCTCCAACTCTTGACTTCGCTGCTGCTTCAGGTCTTGATCTTGCAAGTGCCGCCGATATTGCCGCAAGAGTCATGGGCGGGATGCAACTCAAGGCTGAAGATTTGGAGCATACGATGGATGTCTTGACCAAGGCATTCACCTCCGCAAACATGGATGCAACCGACCTTGGCGAAGCCATGAAGTTCGTGGGCGCGGTCGGTCGAACGGTCGGCAAGGATGTTGAGGAAATCGTGGGTTCACTGACTGCCTTGGCTGCGGCGGGCAATCGCGGTTCGATGGCAGGTACAGGATTGCGAAAAGTCTTGATGGGTCTTGCAACAAGCAAGGTTCAAAAGAAGATGGAGAAATTGGGCGTATCGGTAGTTGATGCTTCTGGTTCGATGAAGCCCATGAGCAAACTCATCGGCGATCTTGTCAAGGCAACCAAGCACTTGTCGGAAATGGAAATTGCCGATCTTGGTGTGCAGATGTTTGGTGCAAGAGGTGGTGTGGCATTCCTGCAACTCATCGGGCAGGGTGAGGAAGCAATCAAAAAGTACACCGAGCAACTCGCAAATGTGGACGGTTTCACCAGAAAGATTGCCGCAACCCAACGCGATACCTTGGCAACTTCGTTCAAGATAGTGCAATCGGCAATTGCTGATGTGATGATCACCATCACCGATATTCTTGAACCCGCCCTTCGCAGTGCTGCCGATAGGCAGGTGAAGTTGTGGAACAAGATCGGTGGGGTTTTAGAAAAGAACAAAGACCGCATTCAAAACTTTATCAAGGATGCGATTACTTGGATAAAGACAAAATTGCCGCAAGCCATAGATACCGCCATCGGCGCGCTTGCGGAACTTTGGGAAAGTATGAGTCAGACATTCAACAATATCAAATCCTTGGTGGTTGATACAACAAGTGAAGCGGGCGCGGCGTTGTTGGATTTTGTAAGATTTGATGAAACAACCGGCAGCACATTTGAACGGGTTTTGTCTGCGATAGTCATTGCGATTGTGCGAATTGGTCAAGAGGTACGGAACTTGTTTGAAGATATTGCGTCAGGGATCAGGGGCTTGCCGATGTCGCTGAGTGGAAAGGTAACGGAATGGACGGGCAGAGTTTTACAAAGCGTATTTCCAGAAGGGTCTATTGGGCATCAACGCGGCGGCACTATGATGTGGAAAGGACAGTTGGCAGCGGGTATGGGAATGCCGACAGGAATGGTTGGTGCGGGGTCAAGAGCAGAAAGGGATGAGGCGGCGATAGATGATCTAGTGACAACATTGAATCAATACTTTGGCAAGCGTGAAACGCAAAAGGACTGGGAAGAAAGAGGCAGAGAGATACGAACGAGCGTTCTTGGTAAGTCTGCTGCCGAGCCGAAGATGACGCTTGCTATCGCAGAGGCAAATGAACTGAAAGAAATCACCGAAAGTTTGCGAGCAATGGTTGAGATTGCAAAACAGAATCTCATACAAAAGGGGACTCAAATAGATCGTGTGATTGAAATGGAAGACACCGACCCCGAGGAAAAGACCAAACTCATAGGTGAACTTGTTGCCCGCGAGGCTCAGGAACTTGAGGGATACACTGAACTGGAGGCACGAAAGGAAGAACTGCTAAACAATGTCAAACACAGAAAGTCAATGGAAGCGGTGGACAAGCGTGCAAACATGCGGCTTCTGGAAATGGCAAAGGAAAACATTGCACGATTGGAAAAAGAGTTTGAATCGTTCAGCGAATATCAGGCGTTGGGGTACCAGATGCGCAGGGGTGCAAAGGAGGAGTTGTCTGACGAGTTGGCAGAAAATGTTGGCTTGAAGGTAAGAATGGAACAGGCACTTGGACTGCGCAAAGTAAGGAAACTTGAAGAAGAAAAACCCGACGAGAAGCCATTCAAGCCGTGGCGCAAGTCTAACAAACAACGGGCGGCTGAGGCAAGACAAATGCAACAAGACTTGGCACCAAAGGGTACTTTGATGCCCGCAGTTATGGCAACTATTACAACGGTTCTTGGTACAGCAAAGGTTGGCATTTCAGAACAATTGGTGTTTGCGAGGGAAACAGCGACGAACACGCGACGAACTGCGAGGGTATTGGAGCAACTCAAAGACCAAGAAGGGGGGATGACCACATGAGTGTTGTGGTGAACGAACTTACAGGCACAAGAACCATGCAACGATTTGCATTGACCACGCCTAGGGCAAGGCGCACTTTCATGGTGTTTGAAAATGAACCTTCAGACATAAACCAACTGACAGGAATGAAAGCCTACGCTCACCCCGATGTCCCGAAGGTCGGTGATAAACACCCCGAAGATGGAAGAATGAGGGCTGCAACTTTTGACATTCAAGCCGTCGAAGAAAGTGACTATGCCCAAACAATCATTATTAACTATGCAGTGTCAGGTGTTGGTGGCAGCACTTTCACCATGCGTTCGACTTCTGTCAAAGGGAAGTACGAAGATTTTTGGCGGTTGGGTGCAGAGGGACTTTCCCCAACTTTTGTGGGCAGAAGCAGTAATGATATTGGTGGCACGAGGATTGATGTATCTGGATACGCGGTTTCAATTCCTATCTTCCAACAAATGCTTGATGTTCGGTCACCGTATTACAACGAACCAAACTTTGATGTCATTCGCGTACTTACAAACAAAAGAAATCAATCACCATTTGAGGGTTTTCCAACTGGAAGCCTTTTGTTTTTGGGCGCGCAATCAACCGTTGACAACAATAATG